TCTGAATCCATTCTAACAAATGATTCTTCTATTAATTCTAATACAGAATCTGACACATCATCTGGTATTTTCATAGGAGATATATTTACACTTAAATCTTTTCCTATATTATACATTGTACGACCTTGCTCATCTTCTTGTCGAAATTTAGAAAGAGAAGTCTGCAAGCCTATTTCAGCAGGATCAGTAAAAGGTAAATGTTCTTTCAAAAGAAGTTTTTGACCCTCATGGTGCTTCATTTTATTTATAATTAATTCTTTTGCTTTTAATCTAGTAGCAGTTTGTTCTGATTTCTGATAAATCTCTGCAAAAACACCAACTCCATTAAGTAAGGCATCAAATATCTTTGCATTAGACATATCTACCTGTCCTGCATTTTCATTAGGCCCACGATATTGTTCCTGTGCAGGAGCAACATTATACACTTGGCTTCTATTTGATTGGTATTGTGGTTTAGTTAGTTCTGCCATTATTTAATCCCTCTTTTTGTGTAATTCATTAACCATCTAGAATTTCCAAACATTTTATTCCCATATGAACCTCTGGCTGTAGGAGGGTAACTTACATTTCCAGAAGGCCAAACTTTAGAAGTATAAGAGTAAGGTCTTCCTTGTGTTGGCTTACTAAAATCAGAACTCTTATTCGGTCTTCCTGTTTTTGGTATTCTTGTTTTAGGAGGAATAGATTGTCTACCTTTTAATAAATTTGGAGCAACTGCTGTTGTTGTACTAACTGCACCAGATGCAGGAGAAGGTGTATAAGCAGATGCAAAAGCTCCTGCTGTTTTAACACTTGTATTAATCATTCCAGCAAGATATTCCCTATCAGCCGACTCTCTTTCTTGATCAGCCATTCTATTTTGCTGTTTTTCATTAAGCTTTGCATTTCTCCATTCAGATGTATTTTTATTTGTAGTATCTCTTGCAACTGCTCTAATATGGTTTCTAGTATCAACAATAACATTTGTTTGTGCCTGTAATGCTTCTTGTACTATACTTGTTAAAACTGCTCTTGGAGAACCAGAATCTATTGTAGCTCCGCTTGAACCTCCTGCAACTTCAGCCGCACCTTCAGCTTGTAGTCCTGCAACGGCAATCTCTTGCGTTTTACGTCCACCTGTTTCTAATACTTGGAATTGTGTTTGACGACCTTCTATTTTTCTTTGATTAATATTATATTTTGCAGTTAAAAGAGATTCTCTAGCCGCCCGATTTCGTTCATCAGCATTACCATATTTCCCTTTCCTTTTTGCATGTTCACTTAAAGCTCCACCAGCAAATGTTGCTCCAGCGTATATAGCGGCTAATGTCAGACTCATGATCCCCCTGTATCTGCTTCTATAATAACCGCATTTAACTGCATTGGGAATGGCCCAGTAGAAACGATTTTTAGATTATGTGTTTCCCAACCAATACCTGATAATGATAGTTTTCTTAACCCGGAGAATAAAGGAATTTGTCTCCCCATTGCATCTTGTGTTGTCCTGAACAATAATTCTTCTGACAGATCATTATATTCTAGTTGGATACCTAGTGATTCTTCTACTAATACTGCGGCTTTAATCAACCTTTTAGTATAAGAGAACTGATTCTCTGGTGAAGAAGGTTCTAATGTTTCTAATTCTGCATCATATGCAAGCCCTGTCACATGTTCATTACCTTGAGTATGACTTAAAGTAACTGTTTCATCTTCTGCAACTACAGTAACAGTAGCAGTATTTGATGTACTTCCGGCATCTGTTACAACAATTGTATCATCATCTTCATACCCAGTACCAATTGTTGTAATTGTAAATGTAGGATTACCTGACCCATCTGTTACTGTAGTAAATTTTACACCAGTACCGGCTCCAGAAGTGCTAGTTTGTAAAACATTAGTTTCTGTATTACTAACTTCCCATGCTGAAGATGGTGTAGGAGTAGTATCTAATAAAGAGCTAACTGTACCTGTATTTGTAACAGACATATTAGCATGTTGCATTCCTTCATAATATATCTGAACTTCTTCATTTCTAAGATGTTTAAGTCCACTAATAATTTTAGTAGCTGAAACTGTACCTGTAACTGCACTATCAGAAAATACATAGGCATTACGATCTAATGCCCCTTCTGTTGGGAATCTACCTAATGTTTCAACATGATAAACATCAGTTCCATTTATAGTTCGTTTTACCTTAAACCATATTTGATCATGGGTAGCTGTTGGAATCATATCAATATCAGTTACTTGTGCATGTGAACTTCCATCTGCTTCTATTATAGGATTTGTAGAAGTTGTACTAGCAAAACTTGATGAATCAAGACGAGTGGTTATTTGTGTTGAAGCTCCAGAAGTATTAACAGTAACAACTATACAAGTAGCATCAGCCGCACCTCCGATATGGGTTCGTGGAATTGTTAAAGAATCTCCAATTAAATAATCAGTACCACCATTAGATATTGCAAGAACAGTTATATCGTTGCCAGACACAGTTACATTAGCTGTAGCGTTTCTACCAGTACCTCCACCTAAAGAAACATTAGAATAATATGAATTAGTATGATCTCCACCATGAACAATAGTACCAACAGTAAGTATGGAAAATCCAATTGCCAGTACATTCATTATTTCTTGACTAACATTCCAGTTTGAATCTGCATAGTTGGATACAGTAGCATATTTATCTGTTACAAACATACTTGTTTGATCTCCTGCAACTGTATACATAGTAGGTTTATGCCATGAATGTGTACCTGAACCAACATCAGTAAATGTTATTGCGGTTCCTACTGAAGCAGTAGCTAATCTAAAAGTATCATCTGTTTTATCCCTAACATAATAATTTGTACTTAAACTAAGACCAGTTGGCAATGTCCCTGTTGTAGTAATTTGTACTATATTTGTATCAATTAACCCATGACCTACATCTGTCATTCGTAATCCACTATTTTCATCTGCAACAATAACTGCGTTAGCAGTTGCTTGTACTGTAGCAGTAACTTTACGATATATCTTTCCTGCAATTACATGTTCAGACCATGCTTTAAACTCTAAACTACGATCATAACTAAGAGTCAACAGTTTACCATTTGCCATCATAAACCAGATAATAGCAAAAGGTCTTTCCTGCCAAACCATCTTCTCAATTGTAGATTCTTTAATTATATCATAACCTTTTAGAGATATTTTACTAGAAATCCATTGACTGACTGTATCTCCTTCTAATTCAAGAGACTGAACATCCTTCCCTCCAATCTGAGTATATAGTAATGCATTTGAAACAATAACTGGAGCAGTATCAGTTGCAGAAAATGATGTTTCCCTATTAATTGTAAACCGGAATGGTGTAATACTAAGATTGGTTTCTGAACCATATAACATATAAATGCCAGCAGAAGTTCCCATTGCAAGTTTCTTTGATTCTCCTAACCATTTTATTTCATCTAATGTATCTGAATCTAAAGTAAATGTAAGAGCATTTGAATCTATTACGATTTCTGTTGAAACTCCTTCTGTAACTGAATCTGGACTACCTTGTTCTGAAATAACTGTAGGAGCAAATGAATAGAAGTTTGCAGTTTCCGACAACCAGATTGTAGAAGGTTGTACAGCAGTTGCCGCCAATACCATTCTCTGCTGATATATTTGAGATACATGAGGGTATCCTTCACCTAAACTGAATGCACCTTGCCTAAATTCTGCTGTTCCATAAGTACCTCTTGAGTTAGCCATTTCAGACTTAAATTCAACGTCAATAGTACCATTAGTTCCAGTATTATCTACATCTTTAATTATACCCCATGCCCATTTAATACCACCTATATTACTACCACCTTTTAATAATGGATTAATTCTTATAAGACGACCTATATCATTTGCTGAAAAATATGTTGTTGTAATTGTTTGAGAACCAATATTGTTATCATTATATAAAGTAAGAACTCTATCTGAAGTTGAACTTGCTTCAAAAACATATTTCTCTAACTTAACTTCTGCATTTGATGCAGTTGTAGCAGGATCATCTTCATCAGTTTGTACAAGTTCAAATTCTCGTATTTTCCCACCATCTGTATCAGAGAATTGGATTGTAGTTGATGTAGTGGCAATAACATGGGCATCAAGATTAAAAGTGTCACCTCCTAAAGCTCCTACAAAATTTGGCGTTGCTGTACTAGAACCACCCGGTGTAATAACTGCACCATCTACTGATGCTTTCAGTTGGAAAGTAGATGTAGTTAAGCCTGTTGAAGATACATAATAGTTTGTTGAAGTAGCAAAACCAGTTACTGAAGCAAATGTTCCAGTTAAAGTTATTATATTATTTGGTTTAAATGTATTAGTACCTGCTATTGAAGCACTTGATGCAGTAATAGTACAAGCAGTAGATGCAATTGCAATACTATTTGATCCATTCATCTTACTTTGTGCTTTCCCATCAGTAGAAGTTTTACCAGATATATTCTGTCTTATATTTCCCCAACCTGTACCAGAAGAACCATTCAGTTTAATTTTCTGACCAACTTGCAGTCCATGATTTGCAAGTACCAATGTATTATCAATAGTATTGAATTCAACTGAACCTATTTCTTTTGTTGTTGAAGGTTCTGGAGTTAACTTTAATGTAAATCTTTTTGTAGCATCACTTTCATCCCATATATTAATTTCTGTATATGGGCCATCTAATGTTACAAACTCAGTAATTGCCCATACACTTTCATCATCAGCAACAGCACTTGTTGTAGCAGAAGATAAAGTACGGAATATTTTTTGGGGAGGTTTGGTTGGACAACACACAAAGATAATGTCACCACTTTGTGTTGATTTTAACTTAGTAAGTTCAGCCGCAGTCCAAGGAAATGTTGTTACGCTAAAATCTGCTTCATATGTGGGTGGGCTTGAGACTGCTGTATTGTCAGTTAAAAGTTGATTTTGTGACCAGACTCTTAAATAACCGCCAGAGGAAGCTGATGTTGAACCTAATTCTATAATATAGGTATTATCTTTATCCTTAAAAAAAGGAATAAAGACAGCACTAGAATGTTTAGCATCTCCTATATAATTCGTCCCGGGGCGTTTAACAACTGGCCCTGAGAGAATCGGGATCATATTCTTAGAGCTTTTGTACCCATAATGGTAAAACTCTTCACTAGAACGACCCTGAAGACTCTTTGCTAATACACCCTCTGTGAATTTAGGTTGGAGGAACTCATATTTCATTTAGTTTTCCATGCTTGTTGATCAACTTCATAACCAAGAGTAGGAGTATTGAAAGTTCTATGTGTAACAGAATATCTTCCTTTTTTAGCATCAAGATAAGATGATCGTTCTCTATGTTCTGGAGTTTTATCTCTGGAGTTTGCTGATCTTGCTTCTTGTATAGCCAGAAAGTATTTTTGTGCCATTTCTGATTTTAATCCCTCTTTACTTGTAAGAGTTTCAGCAATTTCTACAGCAAGCTTCATTGATATTGCTTCAGCCAACAATACATCTAAGTTATTAGTATCTGTTGGTGTTGCTACATATAATAAATATAATGAGGTTTCATTTGATAATATATTCTTTTTTTCAACCATAAATTTAGAAATAGGTTCAACTTCAACTACTTTTATACAGTCAGCAGGAAGCTGATAAGTATAGTTCCAGCCGAATGCTGGAGCTTCAACTTGCGTAAGTAGTTTACGTTCTAATGCACTATTCCATACATTCATACGAAGGACAGTTTCAATACATCCTTCTATTCTTGCAGAACATGCTCTTGCTCTTGAACTATTTTCTGTAAGATTTTGTATTCTAGCTTCACCTAGATTACTCAAGGCAAGGTTAGCTATACCAGTTTTATCCATAGTATTTTATAGAAAAGGGGGCTAGTTGCCCAACCCCCGATTTTTATTAATCAACGGTATAATAAATCCGCACTTCAACAAATGCCGCAGTAGATGAACTTACTGCCGCAGTTAATTTAGCAATAACACTAACTTCAGAAGTAATAGTTACAGGGGCTTGAGTAATAGCAGATACTCCCTCCCTCATGTAACGTGTTCCTGCTGAAGTAGCAACCGCCGCCGCTAAAAAAGCTACTGGCGTTTCAGTTGTACCATCAGTATATCCTAAACTCAATTGACAACTTGAACCTAGTGTTGCCGATTGGTGTAAAGATGCATCCCATACTTTTGCTCCGGGAGGCAGTTTACCAAAGGATATTGTGTCATTTATTGCCATCGCAATATTAGGCGACGTATAAGTGAATTTATCATACAACATTCGCATCCGTCCACCCTGATCAGCTACATCTGTTAGCTTTGCAGGAACAGTTACGTGTCGTTTCTTGTGATTTACAGCATATTGACTAGCCATATTAGTCCTTTTAGATTATAGGTTAAGCAGTTTTGAAACAAGAAATTTCAATGACCATCTCTTCCCAAACCCTAGTTGCACCAATATCCATTTCAAAATATGCATACGGAACAAAAGATTTGTCAGAACGTCTTTCTATTTCAGTTATTGGTTCTTCCCAAGAACAGAAAGCTAATCCTTGCGGATGAAAGCAAAGAACTTTCTCAACCAAACTATCACCACTACCAGTAGTAGGCATCGACTCATACCTAATAAACTGGAACCCAGCAAAATAGTTGGTTTGTCCCTCAACCAATGCACGAATATTATTATAATCCGAACTTTGGACTTGGGTAGAATGCAGTAACGCCTCTATTTGAGATGCAGAACATACTATGAAATAAAGTGGATTACCACCTTCATCATATTGATCTGCTTCATTTTCAGAGAGTGTCCTGCGAGCTTTCAACAATTTATCAATAGATAAAACAGATGCGTCATCAGCGGTATTTTGAATACCACTCATTGTATCTGTTCTTCCACCAAAAAAGAAGTTTTTGGCAATAAACTGTTTCGGGAAGTTAGTCGAATTCCAGACTATTTCTGTTGCACCGTCCATTACACCACCATCTGATTCATAAGCAGAACCAAATGCGGCATCAACGATTACAGAGTCCATTTTCCGGGCCATAGCCATTGACGTAGCTTCTGCATAAGGTTGGAACACATCGTAGTTCATTCTACGAGTATCAAAACCTTCTACGAAGAATCCAGCATTTTTAGGTTGTGCTGATACTCTCCTACGTTGATGGGATATTGCCTGTACTGGCGAATCTGCAAAACGTGCAACTTTGTCTAGTGCTTCGCTAGTTCCAATCTTATCAATGAACTCGGCAACACCTTGACAGTCTGGCTTATTAGTTACAAAATTCCGTAACCGGGTAGTCTTTTGTTGAAGCGCATGTAATACATCAGCAGAATAGCGATGTATATACGACGTTTCAATATCATAAAAATTAGCCATATTGTACCTTTTATAGAAATCTCATACACGATATGTGTATAAGTAAAAATCACTATAACCTAGAGATTATCCATAAAGGGTCTCAAGAGAATGTTCAGTAGGCCCGAAGGGTTATCTACCTAGTATCTCTTGTTCGGCTTGTCCTCCACGACAGAGGTGTGAAACTATCTTACTCTTTTTTGATTTGGATATGCATTTTTAAATAACCTATCCATTTTAGCCATTGCAGTTTTGTGACCGGGTTCTTTATTATCTCTATATGATTTAGAGAAGTCCTTGTCACG